CCGGTACTCTATTCCTTTTGGGAATAAAAGTAGCGTCTGTCATCCGGTACGTACTTAAAGCGTACAGCAGACGATCGATCCCTACCATTTGCCTCAGGAGGCCGCTAACGACCTGTTTCCACAATCGCCCGGATACTATCCAGGCGCGAGTGTCTAACAGGCCGCCAGTCTTCCCAGGTGCCACGGTAGTTAGCCATGCCTCAACAGGCATAGACCAAATACCGCCTGGGCGACTAAGATAGCCAACGAGCCCACTGAGACGGTTCCCTAGACCCAACACGACTGGAAGTCGTGCCAGGTTTCGGTAGCCGAATCCTGCAAAGCGTGCTACGGCCGAAATACGGATCTCTCCGTATTTCTTTGTCTTCAGCACCAATTGCTCGAGAGCGCCCACGTTCCGCAGGCTCACTAACATTTCTGCTAGTGATATTGGCGTGACTTCCCGTCTCGAGATCCAAGTTCGCTTCGCAAACTCTAAAGACGAAGTATTCGAGACTAAGCTTTTGGCAAGCGAAATCTCTACTCCTATCGTCTTCATGATCTTGAGATACTGTGCAGCAACGGCGCGGTCAGCAATGACCACGTCGTCTCCAAGTACCGCATACCCTCTAAACCAGCTCGGTTTCTCAGGGTATACATTCGAAGCTGCGTATTGTACGAGTGCATGGTGCGTCAAAGCGAGCATCGCCCACGATGACAATGCACCCATAGGCTGTCCAACTGCGTAGCTTACGCGGTTGAACCCAAGGTTATAGCTTTTCGCTATCCTCGGCAACATGTACGGTCTTCCGACCAACATGAAAGCCCACAGGGCACTTAGCTCAGCACCCAACAACGGCATCAATAGATCCACTTGCAACTGCAGTGGCAGTCTATCGGTAGCCGCAGACAGATCATAACTGGCCACGAATTCGTGATCAGTTTTCATCCGAGCAATCAGACGCTCCACCGGAGCGACCTGATCGAACGTTCCGTCAGTCGAGACACGTCTCAACTTCGAGAATATCCACTCATGCAACGGGGACATGAGCGTTTGGGTAATGAGCGAGACCATGGCAAACACTCGAATCTTGCCGGGCTCCTCCTTGAATCCTAGCCTCCCGAATGGAAGAGGTTTTCCCCATCTGGCCTGTAGGTACCAGGATAGAACTTGTTCAAGGTTCTGCTGGGGCCTAGTAGACCAGGCCAACCACCGAAGGGGTGACCCTCGGTAGCTGGTGTAAAAGGGATTACTCCTCCACTCCTCCTTGGGACCCATCGCAGGTCCGGCATAGTCCTCACACCAACAGGTATAAGCCCGTCGGTAGAGGAATTTCCATATTGCTTTGAGACCCCAAGTCAATTCGAGACCGTCTACGAGATTCAGCCAGCGCAATAGCGCCCGCTTCATCTCGGGATCAGCGCCCCAAAGCGCTACCTCCCACGGAAGCCCCATTACTGAGGCAAAGCCCCCCGAAACCGGGGAAGCTTTCCGTATAAACGGTATCAAACGAGGATCTAGGACTGAAGAAGGCTTCAACTTCAGGTCGTCTTGGGTTGTTAATCTAAGACGCCGATAGAAGTCTGGTATCCACTGGACCCAACCCTCACGGAACTTGGAAATATCTATCCCAGGTTCCGTGATAGTACGTAGTTTCAGCGCGCCCTTGAACTCGACCACACGGTAGAGTCCAAAAAGCGTTAGCCAAAATGACGTAATCCTAACATCGCCCTTAGCAATAAGGCTACGATGTTGGGGGTTGATGATCCGTGGAATCCCACGGCGAGTCCGAGAAACGTTTGCACCCAGAGCCCAAGGACTATTGTCTTTCATCCCACCCGCTGAATGCTGTAGCAGCAGATAGCAGGCTTTCAAATAAGTCGCCAGTCCTCGTTCTCCAGAAGCTCGTAAGATACGTCTTACGTTCTTGGTATATCCCCAAGTTACCTTCACCAAAGAGCTGCTTAATTGCCCAAAGACTAACGGGATCACTCGGATGAGCATTCCCGCTAGTTTTACTTCTGCTTTTACACAGAAGGACCAACTTAAAGTGTG